AACAATAATACCACAAATATCAAATTTATTGTTTAAACTAATACCACAATTATTAACTGCAATTACTAATATGATTAATAAATTATTTGATTATGTATCAAAAAATACAGAAGCAGTAAGAAAAGCAGTAGGGGAATTAATTAATAAATTTGTTGAATTTATAACACAAAATTTACCTACAATAATTGAATTAGGATTAATGCTAGTACTAGCAATAGCAAGTGGTATTGCTGATAATTTAGATACAATGATACCTGCAATAGTTGATTGTGTAATTAAAATAGTTGATGTTATAACAAATAATTTAGATAAAATAATTGCAGTTGCATTAGTATTAATTATTGAACTTGCAAAAGGTATAATATTGGCTTTACCCAAATTAATTGAAAAAGCACCTGAAATAGTTAAAAGTTTAGTAGATAGCATTAAAAATTTGAAGGATCAAATGGTTGATGCTGCAAAAGAACTTATGGCTAAAATGGGTTCTGGAATAGTAGAAAACATACCTAAAATTACAAGTAAAGCAAAAGATGTAATAACTGGATTTTGGAATAAAATAAAATCAGTTATAAATGATACTGATTGGTTACAATTAGGTAAAAATATATTAAATGGGATTTTAAATGGTATGTTAAACTTTGGTAGCATAGTAACCAATACTATTAAAAAAGTTGGAAACAAAATTACTAGTTCAATAAAATCATTCTTTGGAATACACTCACCATCAAGATTAATGAGAGATGAAATAGGTGAACAATTAACTGCTGGTATTGCTTTAGGATTTGAAAAAGGAATACCACAAACTATAAGAGATGTAAATGCAGCAATGGTTGATTTAAACAATGGAATTAATTCAAGTTTAAATCCAACTATTAATCCAACTGCAAATAGTAATCCTTTAATAGTACAAATAGAAAACTTTAATAATACAAGAAATCAAGATGTTCAAGCACTTGCAGAAGAACTTGAATTTTATAGAAAAAATAGTGCACTAGCAAGAGGTGGTAACTAATGATTAAATGGAATAATATAGATTTTAAAGATAAAGGAATTGTAGTTGAAAAGACACCTACAATATCAAAAGGTAAGAAAAGAATAGACACATATACAATAGATGGTAGAAATGGGTTTTTAAGTATTGATAAGGGTACTTATGAACCTTTTTCATTATCTGTTGAGTGCCATGCAAAAGAAACTGCTAATTTTGATGAAATAAAAGCATTTTTAGATGGTTATGGTACATTAACATTTGATAATCAAAGAGAGTACACAGCAATAGTTAATAATGCCATACCATTTGAAAAAATTCAAATGTTTAAATCATTTGTAGTTATGTTTATGGTAAATCCAATAGCACATGATATTAATGCTACTACACTTAATTTATTAACATTAGTAGATAATAAATTTACTTTAGGTGGGACATATAAAACAAGTCCTACATTAGAAATAACTGCAAGTGGTGATGTTACAATAACAATTAATAATAAATCATTTACTTTAAATGATACTGATGGGACATACATATTAGATTGCGAAAATAAAATAATTACAAAAAATGGCAATAATGCTTCAAATATAATGTTGGGTGATTTCCCAGTATTTGAAGTAGGTGAAAATGTAGTATCAACTACTGGAACAATTACAGCATTTAGTGCTTCTTACAAAAAAGCATATTTGTAGGAGGTGTTTATGAATATATATTTACAAAATGAAAATGATTTTAATAATAATGGACTTGGTTTTTTAACTGATGTTTTAAGTGCTTATGTAACTGAAATATTAAATGGCGATTATTATTTAACTTTTAAATATCAATTAGATGGTGCTTTAAGTGAATATTTAGTACAAGAAAATATTATTAAATGTCAAGTTGCTGATGGTAGTAAACAATTATTTAGAATAAAAAGAGTAATAAAAGATTTTACAACAATAGAAGTATATGCAACGCATATATTTTATGATTTGTTAGATAATATGCTTTTAGATACATCACCAACAGGATTAGATGCTCAAACATTTGGCAATTGGTTATTATCAAGAACAAATTTTGCTACTAATTTTACTTTTCAAAGTGACATAAGCAATGTTAAATCAGCAAGATATGTAAGAAGAAATCCAGTTGAAGCAATAATGGGTGATTTAGAAAATTCAATGATAAATATATTTGGTGGTGATTTAGAAAGAGATAACTATACTATTAAATTACTAGCACAAAAAGGTAGTAGTGATGGTATTAAACTTATATTTGGAAAAAATATAAAAGAAATAAAAATTACTAGTGATTATTCAACAATAGTAACAAGGGTATTACCATTAGGATTTGATGGATTAATGTTACCTGAAACATATATTGATAGTGCAAATATTAATAATTATTTGACACCAAAAATAGCAAAAGTAGAATTTAGTAATATTCAATATGATCCTGAAAGTACACAACAAGGTGTTTATACAAATTTAGATGATGCTTATGCAGCATTAAGACAAGCAGCAATTGATTATTTATCATTAGTTGATTTACCACAAGTTAATATAAAAATAGATTGGGTAGAATTATCTAAAACAGAAGAATATAAAAACTATCAGGCAATAGAAACATTGCATTTAGGTGATTATGTAACTGCTGAAATATTAGGAATAAATTATAAAACAAGAGTTACAAAAACAAATTATAATCCTTTAACTGATATGATAGATACATTTGAAATAGGTACTATACAAAAAACAATAGGTAATTCAATCAATGAAAACACACAAAAAGTGGAAAATATAAATGTAACATCAATATTACAAACTGCAAAAGATAGTGCTACAACACAAATAAATAGTGCTTTAGGTGGTTATATAGTAAAAACACAAACAGATTTATATATAATGGACACACCAGATACTTCTACTGCACAAAAAGTATGGAGGTGGAACTTAAATGGATTAGGTTATTCTTCAACTGGTATAAATGGTACTTATCAAACAGCAATGACAAGTGATGGCAAAATTGTTGCTGATATGATAACAACAGGTACTATGAGTGCAGATAGAATACAAGGTTTAGAAGGAATAATGATAACTATTGGTGAATTAGGGGATTACATAAGAATAGATGAAAATGGAAATATGATATTTGGTAATCCAAATAATGAATATCAATTACAAGTTGAAAATGATAGAATTGGTATTTATTATAATGGATCATTAATATCAACATGGGTGCAAGATGAATTTACATGTACACAATTAAATTTAGGAAATTTTGCTTTTATACCAAGAGAAAATGGAAGTTTAGGATTTAGAAAGGTTAGGTAGATAATATGAAATTAAATATACAATTATTTGCACAAACAATATTAGATAATGAACAATCAAGTACTTCAAGTCCTACTGCTTACTATACAATAGAAGCAACACCAAGCAATAGAATAACAGATAAAGTAGATATTACTATTGTTGTAAAATCACATTTAGGTTCAAATCAATCATCATTAGGTACTGGTCCTTCAATGGGATTAGAAGCACATTTTACTTTTAATGGTAATCAAAATAGAAGTTTAGTATTAAAAGATACAGGTGAAAGTTGGACAGGAACAACAGAACATACTGCAAGTGTAACATATACTATTACAACTAATAGTCCTACACAAAACTCAATGACTTGTAGTGTACATATTTATAGAACTGGTAGTGCAGCAGGTTCTTCATCAAAAGGTGCTCAATTATGGGAAACTAACTGCTCAAATATTACAATACCAATAGTTCCTGCCTCTACAATAACAAGTGTATCAAGTGGAACTACAAATTATGCACCTAGTGTAGTATTTACTCCAAAAGATGCTACTTTTAAATACAAAATAAAATATTCATTAAATAGTTGGAATTATACAACAGGATTTATAACACCAAATACAACAAGTACATATACTTATAATAGTTATACAATAACAACAGCAACACTTGCACCATATTTAACTAATGCAACAAGTGGAACTGCAACAGCAACTTTATATACATATGATAGTAGTGGCACACAATTAGGTGATCCAGATAGTAAAACATTTACTATAACACTTAATTCATCAGTAGTACA